AGGTGATGACGCCGGAGCTCCTGGATGCAATCGAGAAGCGCGTGCTCGACGGCATCTTCCTGGGCGGCAATTACGAAAGCGCCTATGAGGAATATCTCCGCGCGCACCGTGATCGGAAGGTGCTCCTCGAGTTCGTCCGATCCCTCCAGGAACAGTTAGGTTCCTGCGAATCCATCATCCGCCAGATCGCGGTGGACACGTGGGGGGAGGAACTCACACCGAAGGAATTCGCGGATCGATCTGGGTACGATTCGTGAAACGGCACGTGGAACGGAACCTAGATCGCTGCCCGCATTGCGGCAGCCAATTAGGGGTCTACCGCGAACAGGTCATCCATCACGTCTACCATTTCGACTTCCTGGGCCAGTGCGTCCGGGAGGTCTACGATCGCATGAAGGAAATTCGCGCAAGCAAAACCGTCCGATGTTTCGCCTGTAATGGAGCGTTCCGATGGAAGCCACCAAGCCAGCCGACCGCCTGAAACTCCGTAACCGCGCCGAGGACGATGCCGCGGAGGTGCGCATCGCGAAGCTTCGGGAGCGCATCCGCAAGAACTTCCCCGACGACCGCGCGGCCTTGACCTGGCGGAAGGATAGCCCGAGCCGGCTAGTCTCGACCTGTGGGCGCTTCGCGATCGAGCGCCATGGGGATGGCGACCAGGCTCGCTACACCGCGAAGCTTCAGCCCCATTCTGTGATCGGCGTTTCCTTAATGAGCGCCGATCTTGCCAAAGACGTGTGCAACCGCCACGCCTCGCCCTTACCCCTGGAGGATCCCGCCCGTGCCAAAAGAGAAGCCGAACGCTACCCCGACCCGTGAGCGGGTGATAGTGGATGAGGTTCTTCAACTCGAAAAAACCTGCACCTTCGAGGAAAAAGTTCAGGATATCTTCATCTCCCTGAAATACCTTGCGGTCGAGGCCGTCCGTGCGGATCTCCTGGAGACCGCCAGGTCCGCGATCAACGCCGCGCGGCTCCTCGAGGACATTTATCTCGGCGAACTCGCCGAGCAGGACTGGACCGGTATCCCATGAAACTCATGGTCTACGACTGCGAGACCCGGCATGCGATCCCGAAGAAGAACGCGGAGGCGGTCCCCGGGGTGGTCTATTGCGGCGGGTGGACGGACTATGCCGGCATGGGGGTGTCCGTCATCACGGCGTACGTCTGGGGCGAGGGGTACCGGATATTCCTCGAGGACAACATGGATGAGTTCAAGGTCTTGGCTCAAGACCCCAACACCATCCTGGCGGGCTTCCACAACCACAGGTTCGATGATCGGCTGATCGCCGGCGCGTTGGGCGTTTCGATCGAAACGACCCGATCTTGGGACCTCCTCCGGGAGATTGCGAAGGCGGTCGGGGTGAATCCGGACGGCGTCCCCCCCGGCTACGGGCTCTCCGCCATGTGCGAGGCGAACTTCCTCGAGCGCAAGACCCGCTCAGGCGCAGAGGCACCTCTCCTCTGGCAGGGCGGGGAATTGGGCAAGCTCATCGACTACGGGCTCTCCGACACGATTCGGACCAAGAAGCTCATCGAGCTCGCGGTGGAGGGTAAGCTCCGAAGCCCCGTGAACTTTCGCCTCCTGTCGATCGATTGCCAGATGATCAAGCACCTGGTGACCCCGTGAGAGGCGGGGCGTTCTTCCTCCTCGGGGTGTTTCTCTTAGGCGTCGGTATCGCGATCGCGGTGATCTTTATTGACGCCCAAGCCCGGGAGGATATCCAGGCAGCCATCGACCGCACGACCGCGGCCCGGACCTGGGCCTCCCATGAGTACGAGCAATCGAAGGACGAATCCCATGCGCACCGAAACTGATTTGACCCACTGCCCAGCCTGCGGGAGTGCCTCGACGCTGTGCGTCTTGGGGACGGACCTGGACGTATGCCTCGAGTGTCACAAGGGCTGGGAACGCATCCCCACGGGCGAGGCCTTCCGGGTCGACGGGGAGCTTCTCTCGTTCAAAGTGATGTGCGACAACTGCGCCTTCCGGAAGGGCTCCCCGGAGCGGGCTGATCGTTTGCGCTGGGGGGAACTCCAACAGACGCTCGCCAGAGGCGGGGAGTTCTACTGCCACAAGGGGGTGCCCTTGAAGGCGAGCATCGAGGAGATCGCCGCGGGAGCCCCTGACTCGAGGATGGCGTTTGACTTCCCGCAAGAGGTCAAAACCGTCGACATCGCGGGCGAGGCCCACCCGTACCCTTCCTACCAGCGCGAGCATATGCGAATGTGCCGCGGCTGGCTCCAGACCTTCATCAGCCCATTACTCAAAGGGGATTCCAAGTGCAGAAACTCAGCATTACCAAGCGCCCGGGACAACTGAAGGGCTCGATCAACTCGAGGCCGGAGCTCCACGGCGATGACGTCGTCGGGGCCCTGACGGTCTCCCTCGGGAACATCCTCCTCTACCCGGATGATTTGAAGAAGATGTACAACGATGAGGACGCGCACTCGAGGCTCTTCAAGAAATCGGACGCTGGGCTCACCCCGGCGCAGCCCGGGACGATCCTGGTGTTGACCGAGATCTTCAAAGGCGCGAAGGCGACCTTCACCTTCGAGGATCGGGACGAGCCGCTGGTGCTCAAGCCCGCGACCATCAAAGACATCGTCTTGGAGCCCCAGGATGCCGGCGGCCACGTGATCATGAGCTGCAAGGTGTTGGGGGCACCGCCGAACGATGATGAGGTGAACCCCCTCCACATCTTGACCAAGAAGTGCAAGATCGCGATTCTGAACGGGGCGATCGGCGGCAAGGAGCCGAATGAGAACCAGGGCGAGCTTCCCTTGGATGCCGGGGCCGCGGCGCCGGCGGATGACATGACGGAGGCGGAGCGCGAGGAGGCGGAAGCGACCGCCCAGGCGACCGGCGATGAGCCAGAATCATCCATCTCGAAGCAGATCCGCCGCGCGGCGAAGAAGAAGCGCGCGAAGAAGAGATGATCACTTGGCTCCTGTCTCACACGAGGAGATCTCCGGCGAGGGCGAGGAGGACGATCCGGAGTGCTTGCACTGCTACCTGGCGGACGTGATCGACAAGTGGTCTGAGAAGCACCCCGATAAGACCCTTAGGCAGATGTGCGCGGAGGTGGGCGAGGTCTTAGGCGAGATGGCGGCCTCGGACTTGGTCGACCTGCAGGATGAGGCCTACGTGAAGACGCTTTCGGTCCTCATGCGCCACGTGGCGAAGTGCGCGTGGGAGATCCGCGTGACTATCAAGGCAAAGCGCTTGGTGGAGGCGCAGGCCGCCGAGCAGAAGCCCCGGGTCCACTGAAGGGACCCGGGGGAGTGGGCCTATCTAGGGCCTATCTAGGACCCCGATATCACCACGATGATGTTGGTCGGCGCGTTCGGGGTCGGCTGCGGGATCGCGGCGCACGCCTGATTGCTCTGCGGGGATTCGACCCCATTGACGACCGCCGTCACGGCAAAGCACTGGGTGGTCCCCGGGGTGAGGCCCGAGGTCACCGTGGTCGCCGCCGAGGTTACCCCCGTTTGCACCTTCGAGAGCGCACCGGTCAGCCCCTGATAGACGTTGTAGGTGACGGTGCCCGCGAGGGCCGTCCCGTCCGCATTCGCCGTGGGGGCGGTCCAGGAGAGGGCGGCTTGGGGGGTCGAGACCGCAGCGGAGGCGAAGGCTGAGAGCCCTAAGATGAGAATCGAGAGGATGAGGGTACGCACGGGCGATTTGCTCCTTGCAAAAGGGGGATAAAAAAAGGCCGCCCGAGTATGCCTCGCGCGGCCTTCAAGTTCACAGAATCCCTGGGGATGTGGGCTTTACGCCGGGGTAAAGGTCCCGGTGAGACCGGGCGCCGAGGGCTGCGACAGATCGCCCGCGGTGAAGGTCGTCGAAGGGACGCCCGCGACCCCTTCGAAATCGGTCACGAACGCGCTATAGACATCCCCGATGGTCGAGCTCGCATCGGTGAAGGTCAGATCCGCGGGCAAGAGACCGCCACTCGCTTCCGCGTTCGTCTGCAGGACCGTGGGCGCGGTTCCGGCGGCGGCGCCTGCAGGAACCTTCTGGAAGGTGATCGAGGCGATATCGGTCGCGGCCAAGGCGGTGCCGTCTTGGCGGGTGGTCGGGATGGTTGCAACGAGGACGGTGCTTCCGGTGACGGTGGACATGGGGGTGGCTCCTGAAGAAGTGAACGTACCTGAAAGAGTAGGGGCAGAGGGCGGCGCGAGTCTCGGGGGCGGCTGCAAACGTTGAAGCAGCGCGGCGACCAGGCGCTCTAAAGTCTCGAGGCGCCGGTTGATCTCTCGAAGTAGTTCACGCTCACTCATGGCGAGTGCGAATCTACCGCAATTGCGGCGCCCTGTCTGTCGAGATATGTGGGCAATTGGCATTCCCGTAAGCAGTCGCTTATCCTCGCGCCGTCATGAAGACGTTGCCGCCCACCCGGTACGAGCTCAGGCACAACGATGCGCCGCTCGGGATCGTGCGCTCCGGGGGAATCGACTGGATGTCGGATGCTTTGAACGATGAGGCGCTTTTCTGGGCCGGCTGGCGCGGCCTCGAGCGCCACGCGCGGGCGATGGCGGCCCGACCGCTCGCCCCGCCGGGGGCCTGGATCGTGAGCGCGCTCAGGCATAGCGCTTCCTTGGCCGCTGCTTCCAGGCCCAGGGGCTGATCTCGTCCTTCTCATCGTCGGGGAACTCGAGGTCTGAATACCTCCTCATGTACATGAGGGCGATCACGACCGTTGACACGTAATCGTCATGATCGCCGTTCGGGAACTTGGCGCACTCATCAATGACGGAGTAGGCGAAGGCCCGGGTCGGGTAAAAAACACAACCCTTCTCGAGCATCAGGCTCGCGCTGTTCGCCCGGGCGACCAAGTCCCCTTGCCGCCCCTTATCTCCCGCAGAGCCGTCGAGCTTGACCGCGCGGACGGGGAGGCGCTTTTTCCGCAGTTCCTGGATGAGCGAATGCCCGGAGGACTTTTTCTCGATGAGGACCTTATCGGGCTCGAAGTCCGCGTTCGCGCGGATCGCCGCATCCCGAAGCTTCGGATACTCCATGCGCTCCTGGAAGGCGTCCAAGAGCATCGCGCAGGTTCGAGTTGCGCCACTCACCGGGCGCCCGAGGTTGGGGTCTAAGTATTGCTCGGTGTATTTGAAGAGCCCCCAGGTGGTGCGCGCCGAGAAGTCGTTGTCCTCGACCTCATCCTCCTCGAACGCCGTGTCCCAGACCTGGATGATCTCGTCGAACCGCGGCATGGGGCGCTCTTTGCCGGCGCTCGCACGCCACTCGGGCTCGACCCAGGGGCGCCACCACTGGCGCTTCAGGATGAATCCGCCGGAGCCTTGCGGGTTTTGGTTGTACTGTGCCTCCCAGGAGCGCTCGGGGACGGCGACCTTCTCCTGGTCGATGGTGTCCGCCGACATGCGCTTAGGATCCAAGACCTCGCCTTCTTCGGTGCGCGGGTCTTTGAACACCGGGGGTGTGTCGGTCTTAGGTCCCTTGCCATCGTTCCGGTACGTGATACATCGCCTGGTCGGATTGAACTCCATGGGAAGGGTCACGACGCACCAGCGCTTGCCCTCCTGCTGGATGACGTGGCCGAAGATGTCCATGTCGTGGGTCCTCTGGCCGACGTAGACCTTCCGGACCGTGTTCCAGTCGTTCACGCGGGAGCGCCAGGCCGAGTCATGCCAGGCCAAGGCCGCGTGGCGCACGGCATCGGACTCGACCTTCTTGGCATCGTGGGGGTCGTCCAGCCCCAATACCGTGCCGCCGACGCCGGTGATGCGACCCTGCAGGGAGGCCATCATCCGATAGCCGCCCTTTTTGTTCCGGTACATCCCGACGGTGTTCTCATCGTCGAAGAGCTGGATCTCCCCGGGCCACTGGTTCTGATACCAGGGGCTTTCGATCAAGCGCCTCGAGAGGATGGAGGAGTCGCGGGCGAGCTGATCGTCGACGGAGGCAAAGAGGAACTGCTCCCCCGGGTTATGCAGCCAATGCCAGGCGGGCCAGAGCACGGAGACCAACATGGTGTTATGCACGGCGATGTCCTGCGCCGTGAAGCTCGAGTCCTCATCGACCGTGAGGCACCTGCAGCGAAGCGCCATGCCTCCCTCTATCGAGAGCACCTCGTCGATATCGTGTAGCCGATCGAAGTCGCTTCGAGCGTGGGTGAGGAGCGATGCTTTGGCATGGGTCACTGGAACTTTAGCTGCGAACCTCGCGACCCCATCGCTCTGGGTGATGGTGAGCGCCCAGGAAACGTACAGTCCCCCGGGTTGCCGTTTCGACTGTACTTTTACGGTCTTGCGGCGCAGGGTCGAGTTGATCCCGAGGCGGGCGAGGAGGCGCTGGATATCGGCCATGAGCTCGCGGCTAACGCTGTCACAACCGACTCTGTTCTGGCGTCCCACCTCCCGGCTGACGTATCCATCGCAGGCCCAATACGCCCCCAGGAAATTTGCGATGGTGCGCTCATCCCCGGCCATGATCGCCGGAGGTACCCTCTTGGCGTAGCTCGACTTGCGCGAGAGGCCGTGGCGCTCGAGCCAAGTCCTCACGGGCCCGACCTTGCCAGACTTCCATGCGACCCCGTGGCGAGATGCTGTGAGGCCTACGTGGTACGTGTTACGGCGCCGCTTCCTCGAGGTGCCAAAGCCGAGCGCGCGGGCGCAGGTATCAAAATCATCGAGCGTTTCTGAGTCGCTGTTGGTGAATCCAGGCGAGTAAATGAGCGAACCATCGCCGATGAGGTAGCCCAAAAGCCGCGCCTCGCGTATATCGAAGCCATTGCCTGAGGGCTCCTGCGGACGCACCACGGCGAGCCGATCGCCGGAGGTAAGATGCCCCGCGGCGATCCAGCCCTTCGTGGTCAAGACGGGATGATCGGGGGCGAGTCGCAGGGCTCTTCCACACCGCGTATTGATGGTGAGGGTGGGGATTGCGCCTTGCTCATGCACCTCGAGCACGTCACGGAAACGCCCACGGTGTGTGAGCACCCGATCACCGACCTTGATCTCGCGAAGCGGCACCGATCCGCGGCTCTGCTCAACGACGAGTTCTTCCTCCCAACAGGGTTTGCTCATGCGCGGGGGCACGTTGACCATCAGGAAGCGGATCTCGCCCAAGGAGAGGTAGGCTAAGTGCTCGCAGATCGCATCCATGTGCCAGGACCAGATGACGGCCTGGGGGAGGAGCTGGGTCCATGCGCGTTTGGCGAAGGTCGAGAGGGAGCGGCGGCGTTCTTCGGCGGCGACTTCGGTTAAGTATTTCTGGACCTCGACGATCGAGATCTCGGCACGGGGACGGAGGGCATCCCCGTTTAATAATTCGTACATCTCAGGCTCCCGCCTGGCGGTTTTGTTTAAGCGTCAGCCGTTTTTGTTTATTGATCGACCGGGTTCGATGTGGATGCGAATCCTGATCTTCGCCGAACGCGCGAGCCTAAAGAGCCACGCGACCGAGAATTGGCGCTGCTGGCGGGATCGCAGCCGGAAGAGCCGGATGCAATCGACGTTCGCGAAGTCCGCCGCTTCCTCCACTGTGCGGAACCGATCGCGCAGGTCCTCATCGATGATGTCCATCAAGGCGAGCTTGAACCGCGCCTCATCGTCGAGCTCTTGAGGATCATCCACTTGGAGGCGTCAGCTCGCTTTATCGACGTAATCTGTGATCTGCGCCTCGCGCTCGCCGCCGGCGACGGCGTTCACGGGAGACTCCTCGGCGCCAGCGGCAGGGGGCGGGGATTTTGGGGCGGGGTCGGAGTCAGAGTCTTGGCCAAAAGCGGAGCGGGTGGGCGGGGAAGGCGTTGCGCGATCACCGGTGCGGTTCCCGGATTGATCTCTCGGATCATCGGCCGCGTGTTGGCGGTTCACGACCTTATCCATCCCGGGGCGGTGCGCCGGCTGATTTATGAGGTCATCGTAGCTATTTGCCATGGCGCATCGCTCCTGTAGGGATAGTCTGACGGGCGTGAATATGTCACACCATGGGCCTTCACGTCATCCGGAGCGCCGTCCCACCTCCGAGACCACGCGCTTCTGGGCGTCCTCGATGTCCTCGACGGTGAAGCCCAATTGGCTCGCAAACTCCTGCCCGACGTAGGGTAAGAGCTCCAAGGTGAGCTTCTGAAGCGCGGTGGTCGGGATGTTCGAGAGCTGCAGCTGGCTCTTGCCCTTGCCGGCTTGAGCGCGCTCGATGATGAGCTTCTCCAAGAACATCCCGTACTGGCGCCCGACGGCGATCTGGGAGGCGTGCTGTTCGCGGTTGGTGGGAAGACGGTACTGCACCTGGTCCCCGACGACCCCGGTGACTTCGACCGTCATGCGCTGCTCGCGGGTCAATTCGTGGAAGGGCTTCATGCGCTCCGGGTACAAGGGCTTGCCCTGCCACGTTCGAGTGCGCGTGATCTTGGCCTTGTTCTCTGTGATCGTCTCGGTCAGGGGCTCTGCGCCCTTCTCGACGTAATCGCCTGGGTCGAAGACCGCCTTTCGGGCCATCGCGTTCAAGATGGCCTCCTGATCGACCAGGATGACCTTGGCGGCCTCGCGGGCTTTGGCCTGCTGCAAGGGGAGCAGATAGTCAGCGAACTTGGCAAGCTTACGACTGGACGCCGCCGCGACGGTGGTCGGGTTCTTCGAGGTGAATCCCGCCTCCCGATAGGCCCTATCCTTGTCGAAATGCTGTAGGAATTTCTTACAAAAAAGCACGTCCCTTTCTGCTTTTGGGCGATTGAATCCACGCGCGCTAGTCAATTTTCGCGCGGCCAATTTAAACACCATCGCGCTTCGCGCGCGCCTCTTCGTATGCACGACTCGCAGCGTCAGCATTGTCAAAAGACCCTAAGTACTGGCGCCCCTGGTCGTCAGAGATTTGTGCGTAGAAGCATTTGCCGGTGACAGACACACCGCGCGGAAGATTGAGCGACCTGCGCTTAGACCTCTGATTGCGCGACTGTTGAGACCAAGATGCCCAGCGACAGTTACCAGGTTCGTAATTCCCATCATTATTAGGATATCTGTCTAGGGTGAGCCCCTGAGGCGCCAACCCCATGTCTGCGAGGAAATTCTCGAAAATCAGCCAGCGCTCACAGACTTTG